TTTTAGAAGTCGTACAGAGGCACAATTAAATGCGTCCAAAAATTACTATGGATTGGCATTTAAAGCTGGTTATCCCCTGCAAGCATCAGAATTAAATGAGATGCAAGAAATATTCTATGTTCAATCTACATTAAATAATCTTTTACCCACTCAAACAGGCTGGACTGCAGGAACAGTGCCTTGGAATGGTTGTACTCCCTACAATGTCAGCTTAATATCATCTGCCGGAACCAATTCTATTACTGCTACTGCGGGTGTTGGTTGGTATTTGGTAGAAAGTGTAAATGTAAATGGTGGTTTGGGTGTATGGGTTTACAATAGTACATCACAAACTATAGTTTCTGGATTTACAGGAGCCACAGGAACAACCGGTGATTATGGAATGGTTGTAAGTCCTACAGTTATATATTGCACCACAAATACTACCGCTGGTGTGACACAAGACAGAACAATACAAGATTCTCACAATATGAATATTATTAATGGTCCTTGTGGCGCAGATAGATTAAAATTAGATATAGTTAGATTTGGATTTACCGGAAGTACTGGTGGATATTTTGTATCTATGATATCTGGAACAAAAACAGGAAATACAGCATCAATAGCCTTTAAAAATGGCTATTTAATACGAGGAGTATCAGTATAACATATGGCTATCACCCCACTAACAGGAACAGATACATTTCAAACATGGTTCAATACCACCAATTCTTTAATTACTTTTGCTAATGGTGTTACTGTTTATAGTATTGCTGGTTCTACCGGAATTGGAATAACATTAGCATCAAATATAGCCACAATATCAAACACCGGTGTTTTAAGTTTTAATGGATCCACAGGAACTGTTGTTGGTGTTGGGAGTGTAAATGGAAGCACTGGATCTATAAATCTTGTTGCTGGTTCTAATATTACTATAACACAAACAGGAAATACATATACGTTTGCTTCTGCAGGAGGTATTAGTGGTTCTGTTGTTACTGCGTTTAATGGATTAACTGGTGGTGTTACAGGAATTGTGTCTATAAATGCAGGATCTGGAATAAATGTTTCAGTTGGAACCAGTCCTACAATTTCAAACACTGGCGTGTTGAGTGTAAACAGTTCTACGGGGGCAATAACTAATGTAGCAAAAACCGACACTGCCCAAACATTTGGAGCTCTTCAAACATTTGATTTTGGTATTAGTGCCAGTAACGGAATTACTTTTAGTTCTAATATCGGTGTTAATGGAATAAATTTCGGTATAGGTAATGGAACAACTGCTTCAAATATAGCAATTGGATCGGGTTTACTTAATTTAACACCAACAGCAACTTTAGGTCATTCTAATATTATTATAGGAAATAATGCTGGAGTAAATGTAACTACAGGTACACAAAATGTTGGAATAGGAAGAAATTGTTTACGAAATTTAACTACCGCAAATAGTAATACTGCCATAGGAAATAATTCCTCACAATCTATTACAACAGGTATTTCTAATGTTTCTGTTGGTGCAGGAGCTTTACGATCAAATCAGACAGGCAGCAGCAATGTTGCTATTGGTAATGGTTCTTTATTAAACACAACAACGGTATCAAGCTCAATCAGTATAGGTGCTAATGCTATGGCAAATGCTACAGGAACACCTACTTTAAATATTGGTATTGGTGGTAGTGTTATGAACAGCATATCGGGAAGTTCCAATATAGCTGTTGGTAACGGCTCGTTACCAACATCAGGAAACTATAACGTGGCTGTTGGTAACAACATTTTAGCAACAGTAAACGATGGATCTTATAATGTTGGTATAGGCGAAGAGGCTTTATCTAGTGTTATTACTGGTAGTAATAATGTTGCTGTTGGAGCTAAATCGTTAAAGGCAGACAAAGATAACGTTGATATTGGTAATGCAGATAATTGTGTATTTGTTGGATACGATTCTCGTTCAAGTGGCGATGGAATTGTAAATGAAATTGCTATAGGTTATTCTAGTTACGGATTTGGTTCAAATACAACTACATTAGGAAATACTTTTACTGTTGCTACACGAATTTATGGGGTAAATGTAACAGGACAAACTGCAGCAACTATAGCCAGTGCTAGTACGATTACACCAACACAATCGATCACGTTTGTGTCTGGAACAACAACAATCAACACTATAACCGTTCCCACAGGTATAGACACAACAGGCGGTCAAATTACTTTAATACCAACAGGATTGTGGTCTACTAGTACATCAGGCAATATTTCTTTAGCAACAACGGCTGTTGTAAATAAAGCTTTAATAATGTCATACGATGCACAAACCACAAAGTGGTATCCATCATATTAATTTGATTTTTTTATATTTTGTGATATAGATATTATTAGAGAATTATATTATGGCTTGTAATTGTAATAAAAATAAATTTGAAATTAATCCTGAAGATGCTCCAAAACAATTAAAAAATGCATTTTCTACAAAATTAGGAATGATCGCTAGTTTTGCACAAGCTATTGTTTCTAGAGGATTAACAAATAAAAAAATAGAAACACCAGTAAAACAGCTACGGGTTTTAAGTTGTTTTGGCAATGAAGAATATGGCGGAAAACTAACACCATGTGAACACTTAAAGCCTAGCCAAACTGTTGGAAAATTTTATTGTGGTGGTTGTGGTTGTGGAGACAAACCAAGAACTTGGTTGATGGGAACTGGAGAAGAGTACAGCAAACTAGATTATCCAAAATTAAATTGTCCATTAAAAATGCCAGGTTTTAGTAATTATGAATCCAGCAAACTTGAAGAACAGCAAAATTCTAAAAATAGAAAATTTTATATTGAAAACATGAATTTTGTCGATGTACATGCCATAAAGGTGTCTGCTCCTTCAATTAAATCCCCTCCGGATATTTTACAATAATGTAAATATTATTTGCCATAAATACTAATAGAAATTTATGGCAACACCAAACTCTAGAGAAACATTAATACAATATTGTCTTAGACAGCTGGGAGCTCCGGTTGTTGATATCAATGTAGATTGGCAACAATGCGAAGATCGTCTTGATGATGCTTTGCAATATTTTACTGAGCGCCATTTTGATGGTGTAGAAAAAGTATTTTTTAGATATCAAGTAACAGCAGAAGATATACAAAATCAGTATATTTCTACAGACGATATAACATACCCAAACGGCGTAGATGGCCCTACAGGAAGAGATATAGTATCTATTGTTAGAGTATTACAGTTTGGTAATTTTACAAACATCAATATGTTTGATATTCGTTATCAACTAGCTCTGACTGATTATTTTGGTATTAATAGAAATTTAAGCGGGACATATTCTATGGGTCTGGCTTCTTATGATGCCACTAAACGATATATTAAACTTATTGAAGACCTTTTTCAACCAGAAAAGGCTATTTCGTTTAGTAAAGTGACAAATAAACTGCATTTAAATATGAATTGGAATCAAGAAGTGCAAGCGGGCGATTGGCTTGTTATACAGGCTTATGCGGCTTTAAATCCTGAAACTTATACTGAAATATTTAATGATCGTTATCTAAAAAAATATTTAACAGCTCTTATTAAAAAACAATGGGGCGCAAATCTAGCAAAATTTGAAGGTGTTGCACTTCCCGGCGGTGTTACTTTGCGTGGAGCACAAATACAAGCCGAAGCAATGGCAGAAATAACACAAATTGAATACGAAGTTCTACGCAGCTATGAGTTGCCAGTAGATTTCATGACAGGCTAAAATGGCTACTAACCCATATTTTAAAAACTATTCTGGTGAACAGGATGTAGTGGAAGATTTAACTATTGAAATAATAAAAACAATGGGTGGAGATATGGTATACATCCCCAGAGATATTGCGGATTTGGATGAAATTTTTGGTGAAGGTAAACAGGTCAGTTATAACAATGGAATACCAATAGAAATGTATATAGATTCTGTCCGTGGGTTTCCTGGACAGGGAGATATATCTAGTAAATTTGGTATAGAAATTAAAGACAATGTATTTTTAACTGTTTCTAAGAAAAGATTTATACAAGAAATACAAACAAGAATTCCTGCTATAATTAGACCAAGAGAAGGCGATTTAATATTTTTTCCTTTAGCAAAAGCAATTTTTGAAATTAATTTTGTTGAACACGAGAATCCATTTTATCAATTAGGAAAATTATATTCATATCAGTTAACCTGCGAACTGTTCTCTTATGACCGCGAAGAATTTAGTACCGGCAATACTGATATTGACATCACCGAAGACGAAAGAATAGGTTTAACTGGAGAAAATCAAATATTTCAAAATGAAGATTTTAATGTGTTTGATTTTACAGAAACCGATCCGTTTTCTGAGGGCAATTACTGATGTTTAATTACTACAATAATGAAACTATAAGAAAATTGGTTATTGCTTTTGGTTCTCTTTTTAATAGCATATCAATTAAGCAAATAAATAAAGACGGTTCTCTTAGAACTAATACTGTACCACTAACATACGCACCAAAAGAAAAATTTGTAAAAAGAATAACACAATTAAGTTCTATTAGTGATGCTACTCGTGTTCAATTTACTATTCCTCAGATGAGTTTTGAATTGACAGGAATGGCATACGATGGTACGCGAAAATTTAATAAATTAATAAAAAAACAAGAAACTAATAATACTGGTGTTACTTATTCTTATGCAGAAGTTCCATATAATTTTGCATTTAATTTATACGCATATACAAGAAATATTGAAGAAAATCTTCAAATAATGGAACAAATATTACCACAATTTAGTCCAGAATTTATAGTAACAATAAATTTTAATAATTTATATCAAAAAATAGATGTTCCAATATTTTTAAACACAACAGCTCTTACTGAAGAATACGAGGGCGATTTTAGTACCAGAAGAGCAATAATAAGTAGCTATCAATTTATAGCAAAATCGTATGTTTATGGAGAAATTAAATCTAGTCCTGATATTAGAGGTATAACTTTAAGTCTAGATACTTTCTTTAGTACAGGAATTACTGCATAAATAATTTTATGGAATCTTTTGATATTATTTCAAAACACCTTGATATTGATTTTAAGGGAAACGAAACTGAAAAAATAAAATCATTACCATCCACCGGAATAAGTTTGGATGCAGATTTTAATTATGTTCGAGATAATATTAAAGGTCTCATTAACAGCGGGACCGATGCTATTGATGAAATATTAAAAGTAGCAAAAGCAGGAGATTCTCCTAGAGCATACGAAGTAGTATCTCAATTATTAAAAACGGTTGCAGATATGAATAAAGATCTTATTGAGCTGTACCAAAAAACAAAAGTAGCAAAGAAAGAAGATATTAAAGTAAACAATACAACAAATAATTCAATTTATGTGGGATCTACTAGTGAGCTACAAGATTTAATCAATAAAGACCGTAGCAGATTAAAAGCATTAGATAGTCAAAAATTTTTAGATAGTAATAATAATGGGGTATAAAAAGAAAACAGGTTATCTTGGTAATCCCAACTTAAAAGAAGTTGGCACTCAAATAGAGTTTACCAAAGAACAAGTAGAGGAGTATATTAAATGCTCTAATGATCCTGTTTATTTTATCAAAAAATATATTAAAATTGTAACTCTTGATAAAGGTCTTGAAC